CGAAATAGATAAACGCAAGTACAACATGTCTGGTACAGAGCCTCCTGGCCAGCACCAGTGCATCCACACCAGGTCGTAGCATAATAAGACAACACAAATCTACGAATATTTGTGCGAATCAAGCACCTGATCACATTAGCAACGGCACACCAGAAGCAGCATATGGTAACAGGTTATTCAACTGATACATAGTGCGACCAGTAGAGATCGCACCAGTAATCAAACCAAGTGCCTTTTGCCCAAGCATCGCACCACCAACATTAGCACTCTGCCGCAAAAGTTCGCGGCCACCATTCTGTATAGCCAGAACAGCAGCATTACCGATTTGTTTTGCAACAGTGCCGATGGTATCAATACCAGGGGTTGATGGGAATGGCAACCAATCTTTAATAGTGCGCCACAGTCTCTCAACAGTACTATGTTCGTCGGACAACATGGCAGTTGTGTCGCCTGATTGACCAACAATAGCTGGAGTAGACAAGTGGTGCAATGCCACTGTTCCCTCAACATTAATGACACACTCATAATTAATAAGTGTGCCACTACCAACACCCGTATAAACCTGATACGGAATGGAAAATGGCAAAATGTCCGTGTCGGCTAGGAATGAACTACCTTGCCAACCCGCACTATTCACAATCCACTCCGCAAACTCAAATGATGTGGGGTCCAACGGTCTGCCCGTAACCGTACCTCCTTCAACCCCCTTAGTAACTAGGGTGGTTGGGAAAGCTTGGAAATCAGCAGAAACGAGAGTGGATTCAATATCTGAAACCTCCAATAAGGCAGCTCCAGACCACAACACCCCAGGAGCAGCGGTCAAGGCCAAATTAGGCCAAGACTTCAACCCCATGGAAATAATCCTACCCTCCTCAAACGTTGAATTAACGCTTGCGGCATTGAGGGCATCTAAACCCCCAACAGCAGTCCAAGCATTAGTTGCCCCACCAAAGGCAATCAACATATTCTTTGCACTAGGCATCAACAACAGTTGAGCATCGCCAGAAGCACCCGCGGCAAACGAACCACGCAAATAAATTTGTGTGACAGTCGTTGGCACCATAGTACCCCAGCCAAGTCTCGGACCCACATTTTCAAAAGGGTCTATCAAAGACTTGATATACTCACCTGTACAATTACCAAATGCACCTTTTAACAAGGACCTTGTTCTCGTACGCTTACCACTACTTCTTTTATTATTAACAAATTTTATCAACTTGGGTTGTTTCGATCTCCTTCGACCATAAACAACCACGCTATTGCTCTTAACCATCACGTTCAAATATTGGATCCCAGTGAACTGCTGGGACTGTACATTCACAACAACCACTTAACGCGTGGCTTGGCCGTGCAGTCTCTCGGCATTTAACACAAGACGTACGAAATCATGTGTACTTAGCACGGAACTATTAAGATTAAATCACCGTTTTGGCCAATTTAATGTTGTGAACCCAATAAGCCTTTTAACGACATGCTCAGGTCCAGTGCTTATCAGGCAAAATCCATTCGGGTGGTAATAAGCGGGCACTTATCCACCCCGGGGAAGGTACAACGAAGGTCATACGAGTCAACACGAGCGGCGAGCAGCGCTTCTAGAACGATCTGCTGCTCAATTTGGAGACCGAACGCCAATTCAAAGCTGGCACGAGCCTCAGGTGTTATAGGTTTACGATGCTGTTTTAAACCATTTATCTCAACACAAAGTGGAGTCAAAACAATTCCAGCATCAACCTCTCGCATTACTCGAACATAACTGGATTCATTATGTGCGAGCTTAGCGGCCTTAATGTCATTTAATTTCCGCAACCAAGCGTTGGCATACTCTTGCAAAATAGGTACACCAGCGTTCAATACAGCCTCACATTGCACAGTGGATTTTAAAACTCTAAAACCACCATCATTTCTAAAATGCTTTTGTGAAGATGTTGCTACGGATAACACTTTTCGGTAATCTCTAATCATCTGTGGGGGAGAAGTCATCACTAGTTTGGTCTGGCAAAATTCAATATCACTTAATACGAAACAAGGTTTTTCTGCAACAACCTCGTGACCCATCCGTAAATACTGTTGACCCATATTTGCCAACAAATTTGGGAGATCCTTACGAGATAAAAACAACAAACAGTCATCACCGTCATCATAAATATCAAACTCAGTAATTCCCAACTCTCTAAACATAGCTATGGACATGGCAACCATCAATAGGCAATTTCCTAATGCAGTATTCATATCACCACTCATCCTCCTACCACGTACTCGATACTTAATACCTGAACTAGTCCGCCCAATGTTATTCAATTGCCATTGCAAGAGTTTTGCCAACTCCTTAGATCTGCAACAGTATTTATATATCGAATGTTCAACTTTTAATTGATCATAACTAACATGGGCGTCAAACTTGGATGCATCAATTGGAACAACAACACAATCGTTAATACGATTAAACTTGTTTATGATGCATCTAGCTCTATTTGCTTGATTCATGCCTTTGGCTATCATTTCACTGGGGAACCTCCTACTGTTTAGGCGATACAACTTCTTTTCGATTGGTTTAAGGAACTTTGCTAGCTCCAACCCATATCGTGGTTGTCGACCTTGTATGGCCCTAGGTGGTTTCGTATTAAAGGTTTTAATGTCCCATTTTTCTGGCTTAACAAACGCAGATACTCTAGCATCCATGGAATTT